TGTGGAACAAGCTAGCGGGACAGATAGACGGACTGCAAGCGGGGGACGTTCACGCACTGCGTTTGCTCGTAGAGGCAATACTAAACGCCAGAGAACAGCGGGAGATTATCGGGCAGGAGGGGGAAGTGATTACCCCGCCTAACGGGACAACGTATCTAAACCCTAGATACAAGCTCGTTTCTGAATACGAGAAGACAGCAATCCGCCTGTTGAAAGAGTTTGGACTATCCCCAGCAAGCCGCAGACGTACGGGACAACGGGGCATAGACAACAGCGCAGATGAGTTGGAACAGTTTATAGGATGATACCAGAAGTAGATAGCACAACCGGGGCATATATACTCAAGTCAGACGCTAAGGCGATAGAAGACGGCTGTTGGTTTGACAGTGAAGCAGCGGATAAGGTATGCACGTTCTTTAGTAAGTTTCTACGCCATTCTAAAGGCGAGTTTGCGGGCAAGCCGTTTGAACTGCTACCTTGGCAACGGGCACTAATCCGCACAATCTACGGATGGAAACGGGCAGACGCTACTAGGCGCTTTAGGCATGTATATCTTGAGTGCCCAAAGAAAAATGGCAAATCTAGTCTTGCTGCTGCGATATCTGTAGTAATGCTGGTTATGGACGGCGAAGCAGGGGCAGAAGTCTATCTAGCTGCAAATGATAGAGAACAAGCTGGTATCGTATATCGGGAAGCTGCATCTATGATACGTTCAAGTGCTACGTTATCGCAGCATTGCATACCAATAGATAGCCGCAAAACTATATCGTTTCCTAAGACAAACTCTTACATTAAAGCACTTTCGGCAGACGGATATAGACAAGAGGGTATTAACGCCAACTGCATTATCTATGACGAGACGCATAGTTATAAGTCTCGTGAATTATGGGATACGCTGGCTTATGCTACTAGAGCAAGACGCCAACCGCTGCAAATAGTCATTACTACTGCTGGCGTATATCAGCCTGAGCAAATCGGCTGGCTAGAGCATGAACGGGCAGTATCTATATCGCAGTCTGGCGAAGACTGGACATACTTACCGTTGATCTTTGCACCAGAAGAAGACGACGATTGGCACGATCCTGCTGTATGGCAGAAAGTTAATCCCAGTATAGGACACACTTTCACGATTGATAGTTTCAAAGAAGACTATAACAAGGCAATTGCTTCACCAAGAGAAGAGAACCGCTTTAAGCGGTATAGCTTGAGCATTTGGACATCTACACAAACTAGCTGGATCACACAACAGGACTGGGACGGATGCAGCGGCGATATAGATTGGCAAGACATAGCAGAAGTTAACAAGGGTAAGTTAGCATACGCTGGACTAGACCTATCCCGCAGAAGCGACCTAACGGCTATTACATTGTTATTCCCTAAAGACGATAACAGTAGCTATGACGTACTTACAGAAGCATGGATACCGCAGGACTGCGCTGCAGAGAAAGAGCGGCGGGATAGAGTACCGTACGATATGTGGACACAAGCGGGAATAGTACACCAGACGCCAGGAAACGTGATTGACTATGCCTATGTATGCAAGCGCATAATCGAGCTATGTAAGACATATGATATTAGAGAAATTGCTTACGACCGTGCAATGTCAACCTATCTAATGGGGCTGTTTCAGGAATATGGCGTAATAGACGGCTGCGATACAACGTTTATCGAGTTTGCACAAACGTTTATGCAAATGACTGAACCCATTAAAGAATGGGAAATGCTGATAAAGGCGAAGCGATTACGGCACGGGGGCAATCCGCTACTGACTTGGCAGCAGCATAACGCAGTATTGACAGAGAACAAAGGCGGGCAACTGCTGTTATCCAAGGCTAGTAGTAATCAGCGAGTAGACAGCATTGTCTGTGGGGTAATGGCGCTGGGGCGTATACAAGTAGCTGAACCAGTAGAGGAAACGCCACAATATGTACAATTCATATAAGCAAGGGGATTAAATGGGGATAAGAGGTTTATTCCGCCGCAAAGGCGAGAAACGATATACGCTTAATGAGATACTAGCACAGCTAACAGGCGGTAACACTTCTGCAAGTGGCGTAGCGGTTTCAAACGATACAGCACTGTCTTACAATCCCTGGTTTGCAGGGGTAAACCTGATAGCTGATTCTATGGCTATGCTACCCCTGCCGATCTATAGCACAACGGATATGGGGCGAAGCAAGCTGCGAGAACATGCGGCTTATCCACTGCTGAACTACGAATCTAATAGCTACCAGTCAGCATATCAACTAAAGCACTTTATTACATTGTGTGCGGCGCACTGGGGCAACGGGTACGCCAATATAGAGCGGGATGCAATGGGCAACCCAGTTGCAATATGGCCAGTGCATCCTAACAACGTACAATCAATCAGCTTTCAAACATTCGATATAGATAACAGGCAAGTACCAATACTTGTCTACGATATCAAGATTGGCGAGACAGTTAAGCGGGTACTTGCCGACGATATGCTACATATCTATGGCTTAAGTACAGACGGGGTACAAGGCGTTAATCCTGTTAAGCTGTTTCAGGATGCTATCGGGGCTGGCGTAGCTTGTGAGCGGTACGCAGGTACTTACTTTGCCAATGGCAGTAAGCCTAGCGGCGCCCTTAAGATTGCGGGCAAACTATCGCCAGAAGACGCAAAGTACATACGCCAGCAGTGGGAACAGACTTACGGGGGGTTATCCAATTCACACAGGATAGCATTATTGCAAGAGGGCGCAGAGTATGTACCGATTGCAAACACTAATGAAGATAGTCAGTTTCTTGAAACTCGAAGGTTTAGCGTAGAAGACGTTGCACGAGTTTTGCGGATCAAGCCGCATATGTTGGGAGATTTAACCAAGTCTAGTTATGCCTCTATCGAAGCACAAAATCTTGAGTACGTCCAGTTAACGTTAATGCCTTGGATCAAACGTTGGGAAAGTGAAGTAAATCGCAAGCTGGTACAGTCTGGCGAACATAGGATCGGCATTTATGCAGAGTGCGATACTAACGCACTGCTACGGGGCGATACAGAAAGCCGCTACGCAGCGTATGCGATTGGTAGACAATGGGGCTGGCTGTCCATTAACGACATTAGACAGCGTGAAAACTTGTCCAAGATCAAGGGCGGCGATACGTATATGCAGCCGCTAAATATGCAAGACACGGACAAGCCAGCGGGGGCAGACAAGCCGACAGAACAACCACAGGAAGCACCAGACAAGCCGCAGAGGGCAATTGATCCAGCGTTGCGGGGGCTATTGGCCGACGTTTGCGGCAGGATCGCAAGGCGGGAAGCTGGGGCAGTCAGCAAGGCAGTTGAACGGGGGGACGACTTGCAAGCCGTCTACGCAGAGCTAAGGCAGTTTGCAGCTACGTTGCTTGCCCCTGCTGTGCCGCAAGAGCAGCTAGACAAGCTGTTAGACGGCTATTGCCAGCATAGCACCTCCCAAAATGGCGTTATAGTAGAGGGACTACGTACACAAGAGCTATTAGCTAGTGTACTATCCGCAATGGGGGAAACAGATAGTGAGTAAGCCACAATACGAAACACGAGTACTAGAGGGTATAAACCTAGAGACTAGAGACGACGGCACTAGGGTTATCACAGGCTATCCCATTGTCTTTAATTCGCTTTCTCACGACTTAGGCGGCTTTCGGGAAGTCATAAAGCCAGAAGCTATCAAGCGCACTATGGAAAGCGAGCAAGATGTACGAGCATTTGTAGAGCATGATAGCAAACAGAAATTAGGCAGACGCAAATCTAATACGTTGCGGCTGGCAGTAGATGATAAAGGTATCAAAGCAGAAATAGACGTACCGCCAACTACAATAGGCAACGACTTAGTAGCTGATATGCAGCGTGGCGAGTATGACGGTATGAGCTTTCGCTTTTATAAATTGCGGGACAACTGGAAAGTAGACGGGGACACAAGAGTACGAGAAGTTACAGATATGGTATTTGATGAAATAAGCGTAGTTGGTTCACCAGCTTACGCTAATACTTCTGTTGCTCTTAGATCAATGGCAGAAGCTTTTGAAGCTCTGCCCGACAAAGACAAACAGTTAAAGTTAATGGCAATGGAATTACGCATTGCTGAACTAGATAGCTAGAAAGCTTGGCGGTATCCGACGATATCCGCAGGTGAGTATAGCAGCAGACACGCCAATAGGTTGTATATCCGACGATAGTACATATCTAGTAAGCGGGGGAAGCATATCGAATTTATACATACAAATGGGGAATGATTACATGATCTTAATGAAAGATTTACAAGAGAAACGGGCGGCCATTATTACTAATGCTCGCAAAGAGTACGAAAAGGCTGTTAAAGAAGACAGCGTTAATCAAGAGGTTGAAGATAGCTTTAACAGAGCTATGGCCGACGCTGACAAGCTGAAGGCACAGATTGAAAACTTGCGCAAGCTCGCAGACGTTCAAGCGGGCGGGCCGATTGTTCCAGAACTTGACAAGAGCGAGAAACGCAGCGACTATGATAAGGCTTTTGATAAGCTTCTACGCCATACTCGCAGTGCGTTGAACCCTGCAGAAGTCAGAGCATTAGAGGTTGGTACTGCTACTGAAGGCGGCAATATCACTAGCGAAACGTACGAGAAAGCTATCGTCAAGAAGCTTGACGAAATGAACTTTATGCGTTCAATCTGCAAAGTCATTAAGACTACAGGTACGCACAATATCCCTTACGAAAGTACCGCCGCTGTTGCAGCTTGGGTAGATGAAGAGGGCGACGTTACGACTGATAGCGATCCCGCTTTCGGTAAGGCCCAGTTGAAAGCCTACG